AGGAAAGTTCGGCGGGACGAAAACTTAATAATATTAGAAGATATATGAAGAACACATAGCCAAGGCTGACAGATTGAAGTTAACTTTGACACCCTCTATGAAGAAGATGGAGCAGCTGTTTGGACCGATAGACTCAATTAAACCTAGAAACATTTGGAACCCAAACGATTTAATGAAGATCTTACTCGGAACATTAAACTATAACATTTTATAACTTATAAAACATACTGACCGTCATTTTGGAAGCGGGAAGTCGTGTGATGAGACCGCTTCGTAGATGCTACAGATGTTTCGAGAAGTAATAGACGCTGTCTTAGTATCTTGGGATGGATCAAATCATGATTCGTCACAACGGTTGTGGTGGATGAGGTTGATAGATAATATGGTCTTGGAAGCATTAGGTCCGGAACTGTAAGAAGACTGTAACTTCACACCATAAGATATGGAAGCAACAGTCTAAGCAGCAGTATAAGACACCTTTGATTTTCAAATGTTTTATACTCAACCAAGCAGAACAAGGATGTTGAGCGGGACCATACACGGAAGCGTCGTATCTGGCCACCCGACAAGGACCACACTTGGAAATTACTTACGCGTGAAGTTCTTTATAAAGTTTATCAAGGCGACCCTCGGGGTTTAAGTAGATCGAACAAACTTTCAATATTTGATAGCTGGAGATGATTGTTGGTTAGTAATTTCCAGGCATTTAATGGATAAATTAAATTAAAGATTACTGGCAACTACCAACGACACTCCATCTCTTGATCCGCACGGATTGGGGTACCAACTAAAGAAGATCAATTATTCTGATAATATACTAGATTTCCTGTCAAAAACGGGTTACATAACAGAAGAATGTGTGTAATATCACAGAATGATAGACCGAGGAATAAACACTATGAATATCACCGATACGTTGAACAAGAACTTAACAGGGCCTATGTTTAATCATGGGGCACAAGGTCAACTCATAGAGTAATTCACTAACCACCCGATGATGGAAACGTATATAAACTATAGGTAAGCCAAACTCTAGTTCAAAACTCCTACTAAATTATACTTAGAAGCCATAGCAAGGCAAGCCACAATGCGAGGTCATACGCGTGAACACGCATAAGATTATGACGTATGGGATTAATATATATATTATACTGAACACCCAGATCTCCTAGACTATGAGTGTGACGAGTATTTCTATAAGAATATTACCGAAATCGATCCCAAACCATAAATACATAGAGTCCTAGGTAAAAGGCGCCACTAACCGGACACCTTGAATGGTTATAACGATAAAACCTAGTAACAAACCAGGAAGCGCGTATCAAACATAAAACGCGAGAAACGTGGCTTTAAAACACAATGCAGCCATAAACGAAAGGCATATATACGAGCACGACGAATAAATGAGATAAGAGCGAACTTTAGGCTTAATTTCAAACACTTATTTACTTATACTCCATATTAAAATCCCACTGACATTTGGAGCGGGCTCGCTTAAATATCCGCAGATGAGCTCGTTGCTCCAGAAGAGCCAGAGGGTTGATGATGACGACGGACGAAGGGACATGATAGCTCGTTGAGCGTAATCAACATCTGCATTGTTTTATTGTCGGTTAACTGGTTAACCATAAGTGATAAAAGGGGAAACCCGGGGTTCACTTTCAAGATCAAGAAACTTTGTTTCTAAGAATCTTCTATTCCAC